TCGTCACTCATGGATCATACCCTTATACTTGTGCTGAACAGGCCAGACAGCAGGACCTGTATCCCCCCGCACCTTCTCGGCGACGAAGAGGTTAGTCATCTCCACGACTTTGCGCGGCTGAAACCTGCCGACCATGGCCTTCTCGTTCAGATTATCATAGTACCGCGTATCGGGATGTCCGTACATGACCCCGGCAGACATGATGATGTATCCGTTCTGGTCGTAGAAATCGTGGTACGCCGTCGGGCTGACGTTCCAGAAGCCATGGTTAATCATGTTCAGCGGATTAACATGGACGACAAACTTGCCGACAGCCCGATGTATATTGTCAAAGACCTGTCCAATATTGAAGCAGTGTTCAGCAGTCCCGCCATCCAGAACCACATCATAGGTCCTGCCCCACTCGACATACTGATTGAGGTCAACCAGACGCTCCGGTCCTCGGTGGGCCACAACATCTGCGAACTCGATCTCCAGTAGTCCAAGTTCGTCTCGGAGTACTTCCTCTGTGTCGTAGACTGGTCCTGACCAGCGGTGCCACTGTCTGATTTTGTCGGCATCATCACGCTCCGTGTATGTTCCCCTGATCTCGGCAGGATCGACAAGAAGGTCCGGGTATCCGAGGCAGAGAATCGACGACACCCGACCCCGGAGTCCCTGAAGAACTTTGTACGTGGCTGTCTCAATACCCATTGACAATATCCTGAAGGCTGGACAGAGGACGAATCTTCCTGTTCACCCACGTCTCGGCACAGAGCGTACCCTCCCCGATGAAGGAGAGTTCAGTGTCCATGTCCACCTTGTCGAACATCCGCTCACAGTCCTGCGCGAAGGCAAGAAGTTCCCCGGTCGTCCAGAACTCCTTCCCGTTGATCTTCACCTTCAGGTATTTCTCCCGCTCCTTCCCGTCGTGGCTGACGATTGTGTCCTCCTTCTCCGAGTCCGCAGGTTCAGGGACGGACCCGTCGAATCCGGCAAGGGTGATGTCCCGGAACCCGAGAGTATGGAGCAGCCCGATAGATCGGGTGGCAGCACACGTACCCCCGGTGATGTACACGGTGTCAGGGGAGAGCGGGTAAGCAGGATCATTGGCGACCCGCTGAATGGCCTGAGAGTATGCGTGGAAGCCGACAACCGTTGCACCCCGGTCTAGCAGCAGACGGGTGACTGACGGGTCCGTCATGGAGGCGACAAAGAACGTGGTCCGTGGGTCGATGTCCCGGAACAGGTCCTTCCGGAGAACACCGTGCGTCGAGATACCGTCCACCGGGCGAGGGTCGAGGACGGTACATCCCCACGGGACAATCCCTGCCTCCATCAGGCGGGGCAGACTGTGCTTGACACAGAGCAGTTTGGTCCCAGTCACCTTCTTCCCGTAATAATAGTCGTGACGAATCTGTTCCGTGTTCAGCGACGGTCCGGCAGACAGGATGATGCCGGGGAGTGCGTGTGGTCTGCACCGGCTGATCCACATGCCGATGAGTTCGTTGTTCGCAATGATGTTATCCCTGATGTATTCGTCCGGGACAGAATCCTTCGGCTGCACCATGATCGGGATTTCCCGGGGTGCCTCCTTCTTTGCCCCCTTGAAATGCTCTATCCGCTCGGCAAGACGGCTGGTGTGGAACGCATCAAGGGTCTTAGCCTCCGGCGACAGGTTCTCCACCTCCAGCGTATGGTTGACATGCAGATTGATGATCCGCTGGAAGACGAAGCCATCGTGCCATTCACGGTAACCACGGACTTCCAGCGTGTCGTACGCAGCCCTGACGTCCTCCAGAACTTCGAACGCTGCCGACCGCCTGTGGTGAAGGTCGAACCGCATGAACGATGTCTCGGCGTAATCAGCCGCCCTCCGTTCAAGCAGGGAGATGTCGGCAGAACCTAACAGACTGTCGAGCCACGCCGGATCGACGTCCTCCTTTGTGATCGTGTCAGCGTCCAGCCAGAGAAGCTGATAGTCCGTCTCGTCGTCGATGTCAGAGACAAGCTGACGGGCAGTCTCGGAGATCGCATAGACCTTGTGACAGAAGCGGACGACATCCATCCGCCAGTTGTCCGGCTTATGGTCGGCCATCCGTTCACGGAAGATCAGCAGATCGCCTATCTTGTTCAGGCTGCGGAAGTTTAGGACGTCAGTCCCGGGCAGATCAGGCTCCGACAGGATGTCCCAGTCGTGGTACCAGACGTAGAAGTCAATCTCCGGGGACCAGTGACGGGCGACAGACTCCAGCATCTGTCTGCCGTACAGATCGTACCCTGCCTTGTTCATCGACGTGACGGCTACGTACTTTCTCATGAGAGGATTCCTTCAGGCAATTTCTTCCGGGATGAGTGACGGCTACGTACTTTCTCATGAGAGGATTCCTTCAGGCAATTTCTTCCGGGATGATAGGCGACGCAGATGACGCCGGAGATAACCGTCCCACTCTTCTGCGTACCGGGAAGTCTCATATCCCGGGTGGATAGGGAGACCGTGGCTATGATGAACAGCAAACGGGGTCTGGTGGTCTGGGCTGATACCCTCGATCCAATTCCATCCGCCGGGTAGTTCCCCGATGTCATCATCTGACAACCAACAGAAGCGGTGCAGATCAGACCCTGATGCCGTGTTGACAAGCTGTGTCGTCAGCCCGGCGTTAGCAGGATGATCCATGTTGAACATCATCAGGGACGACCAGAGTTTCCTGTTGTACTGGGACTGGATACGCCCGTCCATCTTCATCTCCTCGGCAGGTTGCCAGTCGAACTGGACGGTGAGCAGGGCCTTGTCGGGATACTTTCTAGCGTAGTCGAACAGCTTCGTCAAGTCCGACAGAAAGATAAAGTCCGAGTCACAGAACATGACCCATCCGGTGTACCCCATCCGTCTGGCCCAATCCACCGTGCAGAACCGGGAGAAGGAGAACTCTGTCGAGAACGGTCTGCCGTCTTCCTTGTCCCAGTACTGGCCGACCTCGTCGATGTCCCACTGGCGATAGAACAGGCCGTCACGACGGAGATTGCGGTGCTGGAGCGGGTGAATTACCGGGGCCGAGTCCTTGGTGTTCTCCGTGATGGACCCGGAACAGGCAAGAAATGCCTCGGCAGTTGATGCGTCGTACCCGACAAAGATAGGGATGGTTGGCTTCATGGCAGATTACCTCCACCCCCATCTTTGTCGGACCCTTATTTCTTCACAAGGGAATTTTTACATAAGGCACAGACATTGTCGGCAAGTCTGTGTGCCTGTTCCCTCAGAACAGTATACGCTTCCTCCAATTCTTTCTTAAGACCTTCAACAGTCTCACCGTGTGGGTGGTACGTCATTTAGTCTTGCCCCTCTTATCTGCGTACGCCTGTCGGATTTCCTCGACCGTCCTGTCGCACCCGACGCAGTACTCTTTGTTCTCGTCGAGGCGGCAGGTCTTACAGCACTGGGTAGCATGAGGCCTCGGAGGCACAGGTTTATTTGGTGAGGTCGACAATCTCACACACTCCCCCGGTACATGCGAGAGTCTGCATCCCCGATGTGTTGTCGTCCGACTCGTACTCCCCAAGCCGTCCCCAGTTGATGGTCACCGGCATACGGCCCAGCAGTTCATCATACGCAGCCTTGTCGAAGTCCTGATACGGGGCCTGTTGGTACGTATGATCCGAGTGCGGGAGGAAGCTGATCCCGGAACAGATGTCGAAGTTACGGTAGACCCACGCCCCGACGTCCACCCACTCCTCGTCCCTGACGCTGATCGTCACAGACGGCTTGTGTTCGCACCAGTTGAGGGCGTACATCTTCCACAGTTCTAGCTGCTGGATGGCAGTCATGTCGTTCCGGGTGACAGCCCCGCCGGGTGCCTTCTGCGGGAACGAGAAGACGACAGTCGAATCCGGGTGGAAAACTTCCGGCTCCCACGGGACGCCCTCGTCCTTCATCAGGGTCGTCAGTGGGTCCTTCACGTCGCCCCGGACAGTCCGGATGTAGTACGGGCTGTGTCGGGCATGGATACCGGACCCTGCATCGACAAGCTGGGAGACAGTCCCGGACGGCTTCACGCAGGTAATGGCTGCCGAGGCAGGGATGCCAAGCATCGAGGCCCATGCCTTGTTGGTGTGCACGGTTACGTCGCGCAGATGACGGAGCAGTTCCGGGTCAGGGGCCGAGGTGATCGGGTTGTCCATGATACCGGTCAGGCTGACACCCAGCAGACGTTCCTCCTCCGTGTTCTTCGTCCAGACCCGGCGAAGATACGGGAACTTGGTGAAGGTAGACTGGATCGTCCCAAGGATCGTGGCAAGACGGACCTTGTCTTCCAGCGTCTTCCGGGTATCCCCGGCCCGGACGACAACCTCCGTCAGATTACAGAACTGGTTCGACCGGAGAATGATCTCGGAGCAGGGGTTGGTCCCCCATTCATGACCAGTCTCCCGACGACCCCGGGAGGCGACGTGTGCCTCGGCAGCGTACCGGGCGAAGATACCACGTTCGCCAGACTTCGACTCGACCAGTGCAGTCCATTCGCGGAGGAAGGATTCGACATCAGGCTTCTCGGTATAGACAGCCGAGTTGTTAGCCAGTGCACGTTGGGCGTTCCCCTCCCACCACTGGCCCGACTTGGCATGTCGCATCCGGTCGTCCGACAGGTTCGACAGGCTGATCATGGCCGACCGGCGGACGCCCCCGACAACGACAATGTCCCCGATCTTGCACATGATATCGTGACATTCGATGCTGTTCAGCCGACGACCGGCAGCCTTCCGGAAGATGTCGATGGTGAACCGGAACAGATCGACCAGCGGCTCCGGGCCTGATGCCCTGCCCCCGAACGTCTTCAGCTTGGCACCCGCCGGGCGGACACCGGATACATCCCACCGGGGAATCTCCCCGGCGTACAGCATGGCGACCAGCTTACGGTACGCCTTCGCCCATCCTTCCTTCGAGTCGTGGACGACGATCACGTCCTCCGCATCGAACAGCTTCTCCGGGACCTCCGGGAGACGGGCAATGTGTTGTCGTTCGACAGAGAAGCCGACGCCGGTCCCGCAGAGCAGGATCATCATGGCCTCGTCGAATGCCTTGGGATCGTCCACGGCAATGTACGAGCAGTTGTACCCGGCAGTGTTGTCCCGGTCGAGGGCCGGTCCTGCCGTCATCATCATCCGCATGGACGGCATGACGGACAGGGACAGGATAGCGTCCCGGATGTTGTTGACAACCGTATCCTCCCCGGGGATAGCCCGGCGGACGACGTTGTCGATGTATCGGTCCACCGTCTCCGACCATGTTTCCCGGCGTCCCTCGTCGGGGAGCCACCGGGCATAGCGGGACAGGGCAATGAACTGTTGGTATTGGGTTGGCAGATGATTAGACATGGGGAACTTCGAACCTCAAGTTGGAGCGGACCTGATAGTATGTCTGATTTCCGTGCTGAAATTCTTCCACCCAGACACGGACATTCTGGAAATTTGCTTCCGATATAATCCTGTGCTTCACGTCGCATGTTGACTGCTCCTTGTGGTCAGAGCATCCCAGCTTACCGGGTATAGCTCCTCCAGAATTTCCCCAATGTCTTGGGCGATCTCGGAGGTTTCTACCTGAGAATCCTCACCTGATCTCAGGTTGTATACCCGAGACCATGCAGCCAGACTTCCAGTCCAGTACCACTCGGTCATGGACGAGAGGGGGAGGATCATCCGGGCCTGTTCAGGGGCAACTCCAAGGGCCAGAAGATCGTCGTACGCATCAACCATAACCCGGACAGTGTCCTGATAGACAGCGTACGCGGCCCTCATGTCCCCGATCTGGTCTTCCCGGATGGAACCCTGCTTGTTGTTGGCAGCCCGGGGACGCCACGACCGGGGGGTAAAGAACTCTGGCTTACTGTCGATGTACCGCCGAGAAACTTCGTTCCACACCAGACCTATCTGATGCTTGACAAGCTGTCGGGCGACGAAGATAGGAGCCTCGACGTGGATGGTTACCTGCGGATGTCCGAATGGGGTCCAGTGCCCATGCCGGGCAAGATAGCCGATCAGTTTGTCGTTCTGTTCCGGCGTATATTCAGACGCCTTCTTGGCAAACGACACCCGTGCAGCATCCGCCACAAGATTATCGTCCCCCATATGGGATACATACGTAGCCTTCACAGGTAGAATCCTCGCTTATTAAAAATGTTAGACTTGGGAGACATCTTCTTTGCATGTCGTCGCCCGTGCGGCTTGTTGCGCCGACGGCTGTGGGTCTTGAGAATGCGCTGCTTCTCAAACCCAGTCATCTTCTTTGCCATGATTTACTCCGGGATGTAGATAGCTTCTGATCCGACCCGGCTCATCTTATACGGAACTTCGAAGTAGTCAAGAACCATATTGATCCGTTCCTCAGAATCGGATTCTTTCGCCTCGATGCAGAGGACAGGCCGGTACGTCTGGATCGTCTGCCGGGCACCGAGTAGAACACGAGGCTCCATCCCCTCCACGTCGATCTTGATCAGGTCAACATCAGGAATCTGGAGATCGTCAAGGGCAACGACACGGACGAAGTAGGAGTTCGACTTGATCTCCTCCCCGGGTCCGGCCAGACGCCACATGCCGGAGTTGTCGGCCCTGAGTCGTTTCAGGGCGAGGACGTCCGGACCTTCTGCAACGGCTGCATCGTTGACGACCACGTTCTCCAGCCCGTCAGTGTTCCGGTATAGGGGGATAAGATTCTCCGGGCACGGCTCGAAAGACCAGACAGACTTGAAGACCTCGGCGAAACGGCGTGTCCAAATACCGACGTGTGCACCGACATCGACAGCAGTCCGGTGTTGACGACAGGCGGCGATGGCAGCCTCGCGCTGCGGCTTCTGGTAATCCCACCCTGCCCCGGCAAAGTGGGAGTCAGACGCAGGAAGATGGAGGGTACGTTCAGGGCTGTTCATATTTGTCGGTGTCCTCGTAAAGATCGTTGTACTCGCTCATCTCAGTCCCCTCGTACGGGCAGAAACTGGTGTGTCGTTCGTCACAGAACAGGCAGTACTCGTTCGACGACATTGGTGCGTTGTCCTCGTTCGACGACAGCCGGGCTATCTCCCGTTCGGCGTACCACACGATCTTCCGCAGATCGTAGAGCGTGTCAGCCCCCTCCTTCCGGCCAAGGCGGTACGCAGCCTTGAAGATATTACCGACAGAGAAGTTCATGTCCCTGTACTCGATAAGGTCCTGAAGTTCCCGGGCACCCGGGGGCAGTTCGTAGTAGTCGGTAGACCAGCCGTCAGACTTGGTCTTAGTGGTTGAGGATCGCATTGATCTTCCTTCTGACAAATGTTTCGGTTCCGTCCCGGAGAACCCGGGTTGCATAGGTTCTGACCTGCATGGGATCGACGGAGGCAAGGTCACAGACTGTTTCGAAATCTGTGGCCGTGACCCCAGCCGGGGCGAAGAACCATCCCTTCGCCCTGTCCCGGGCCAGTACCGCTTCTGCCGACTCATTCTCGTTCTCCGGCTTGGTTGCGTCAAGGAGTGCCTGAAAGATTACCGCAAGGAAGAGCAGACGGTGAGGGTCCTGCCTGTTGTCCCGGGCTGCCTCGTCTAATAGCAGATCGAGGAATCCATCGTCAACTGTAATTTCTGACACGGCGAACAACTCTCTGTTTGTCGGCGTCAGAGAGGAACTCTCCCGGGATAAAACGTATCTTGTCGATGAATGCGTTATAGAATATCCGGTTACCGTTCTCGTCAGCCAGTGTCAGCACGTCGGCTACGTGCTGTAGATTCGTCTCCCCGTACGTCAGCCCGCCACGGGTCTGAAACTCTGCCAGTATCTCGAAGTGAAAGTTCTTCTTCCCAAGCCGGGTGATGTCCTCGTTCACCTCCCGGGACGACGAGGTGTATGTCCTCCAGTCCGACACACCACGACGACGTCCCTTCGAGTATCGGTGATACTGCTTCTTCCCGATGTACCGCCGCCCGGTCAGCGTGTTCACAATCAGATAGACAAAGCCGAAGGATTCTTCAGGGTCCAGCTTCAGCCTTCCGGGATTTTTCCAATGACCTAGGTTAGACTTCCGGGACATTTGGTTCACGGGATACGTGGGTGAGGTACTTCACTCCTCCGGCGTAGGCGAATCCTCGTAGACCTCGACCGCCATTTGCATCGGCCCAGCACTCAGATCGGTGATCACAGAACGAACACGCCTTTGGCAACGCCATATTCCCTGACGCCCCGTCTGGGACCGGATCGTAACACCGAGGTGGAGGATCATCAGAATCGAGTACGGATTTGACATGGGCAATTCGCTCCGGGACATTGATCATCTGGTTACCGGAGACAGTGCAGACGCCGATCTCCCCCGATTCCTTGTTGATTGCAAGGAAGGCAGCCCGGCTGTCCCCCTCTGCATGAGCGTAGGCAGACACCTGCCCGATGTACCCGAACGGATCGTCGGATGTCAGCGCCTCGGCGTCTGCAAACTTTCGGAATCCAAATCGGGACGTAGTCTTCACGTCGGTGATGACCCCGTCGATCCGGGCATCCATGTGCCCGACGACACCATCAACCTCCAGCGTCTTCTGCTCGTCCTCGACGGTATGTCCTGCCTCCTTCAGGAGGAAAAGAACGAGGGCCTCCATGATATGCCCCATCAGAAACTTGATGCGGGTTGAATACTGGAGGCCCCCGGTCCTGCCACGTCGAATATCGTACCAAAGCTGACGATCTTTCCGCCCAAGATTAGACATCCGAAGATTGGACTGGCCAGACGTTGTCTCCCCGATAGACCGGAGAACCGATTCCTTGACGTCAGTCAGGAACCGCTCGACATTCTGGGGATCAGGAGACGAGACCCCGAAGTCGAACATCGTCTGTAGATCATCAGTTATGGTATTAATATTCTTCATGACAATGTACTATGCTGCGAACGCAGACTCACTGCCGGAGGCAGCGGCCTTGAAGTCAGCCATCGGATCAGCACCGGGGCTGTACTCGTTCAGTTCAAGAACCTGAATGCCGAGGAGTTCAACACCCCACTTCTTCAGCTTCTTGTAGTGGATCGGCTGGAAGGAGACCACAACCTCGGAACCGTTACCGATAAGCACGTCCGTGGGAACAGGATTCAGATCAGCGTCCACGACCATGATCGTGTTCTCGATCTGATCACGCTCCCCGGTCTCGCGATTGTAGATAGTCTTGACGTTCTTCGCCTTGAACTGGATGAAGTCGCCCATGACATCCTTCTTGTCGGTCTTGATCTTGTCGCCAAGATTCAGACTCTGAAGGAGAGCCTTGTCATCGTCGGTCAGGTGACCGATGTTGATCGAGTACTCAACCTTCTCCGGGTCGAAGTAATTCGGTTCCGGCTCATGAACCTTCGCCCAGTAGCACTTTCCACGCAATGCAGCCATGATGTTTTCCTTTCGGGTTTGTGGGTGCACGAAGTCCCGGTTACGTGCAGGGGGAGAACCTAGACGATTCTCCCGCACATGTCAACCATCAAATCGTGAATCGTTGACAATCTTTTCTTCCCACCTGTGGTTGGTCAGTTCGTCAACCATCAGGCGGAGTCGTCGGATTTCCTCGGCAGCCTTCCACTCCAGCGTATCTTCCTTCAGGAAGTCAGACGGTGCATCCGGCGGATAGGTGCTGTCGAGTTCAATCTCCTTCGCCTGTACACGGAGGGCTTCCTCAATGTCCTCGGCGTTGTCCCCGGTCAGACTGCGTTCGAAGGCAGCGAACTCCTCGGAATTCATGTAGAACGACAAAGTATGGAGGACGCAGCGTCGCATGTATTCGTCATGCTCATGCCTCAGATACGATAGGCTTTGTTTCAGGGAGGCAGTGACAAGGTTATCCGCAAAGTCACTGTGAAGTTCAACTTCAATCTTCACGACAGGTACTCCTCAATGTCCATCTGGTGTCCGGTTTTGTAGTACACAACCCGGTACGTGTCAACCATGTGCATGGCGTAAAGTTCTGCGTCTGTCTCGTCGTCGAACCGGCAGACGTCACGCCACAGTCCGTCACTCTGCTGCTGCACGATCCACATTTGGTAGGGTCTCCAATCCGTATAGTTGATGTTGTTCAATTAACCATGCCGGGTCTCCCGGACGTAGACGACGAGCCATATCGTCGCCCTCGTACCAGTTTTCATCGACCATTCCCTCGTATCCCCATATCCATCCTCTGACAAATCCGCGTTTCATTTCCAGATCAAGTGTTGTTAGCACGTAAGCATGGTCTGGGTTGTCTCCGGGGCGTAGTGGCATACAGCCACCTCGAAAAGCGTCGGTTGCCCGAGACTGATACCCGAGAACATCTGGACGTTTGAATGTGCAGATGTTTGGGATGAACGGGGTATTCAGAAAACGGGCCAAGGCCATCTCCCCGAGAACGCCTATAAAATCCTGATGTGGATCGTAGACTCCTCCGGCAACCACGCTTTTTTCTTTCAGAGAAAGTTCGCACGAAACCTGACGAATGTGTGCACCGAGGGCGTGTGCGTACCCAATGTCTTCGTCAGTAAAGTCAACACGATAAGCCATTAGTGTGTCTCCGACCAGTTGTGTCCGACCTTCCAGTCACAGTCGAGCGGACAGTTGAAGTTTAGGTCTGCCTCCGCCTGACGGACAGCAGTCTTTGACATCTCGCCGATGACGGATGGGTCAACCTGAGCATCAGCCTCGATGCAGAGTTCGTCGTGTATCATGGCGATGATAGTCGCGTCAAGCCCTGACTCGGCCATCAGGTCGTACATCCTGATCAGCCACCGCTTGGCAACGACAGCAGCGCAGGACTGGAGCAGCGTGTTCAGTGCAGCGTGTTCCGACCTGATCCGGAGAACCCGGTCGTCGATCCCCCGGATGAACCCTGTCCGGGCGGCTGTGGTAACTGA